CCATGGTTATGAAAGACGGCAAGAAAGTGCCAAGTTTTGCCGCCGATGGCGAGGGCAAAATGAAAAAAGGTGGCATGGCTAAAAAAATGATGGGTGGCGGCATGGCCTATTCCAAGGGCGGCTCCGCATCCTCAAGGGCTGACGGTATTGCTGTCAAGGGCAAGACCAAAGGGAAGATGTTGAAAAAGGGCGGCATGGCCTGTTAAGGAGTTCAAAATGAACAAAATGAAGCGTTACGCTGGCGAAGATGAAAGCTTGGTGGGCGAAGATGAGCGTCCCGCACCTACCGGCATGGGCGAAATAGCCGAAACCCGTGCAGACAAGATGATGGGCGAGGATGTCATAGATGAAGAAACTGGCGCTAAATCGAAGTACAAACGAAACCCTGAGACAGGTCAGTTGTACAGTGAAGAGCCTGAGATGACCAAGCCCAAGCCCAAAAAGAAGAAGCCTTCTTTCTCTGAAAAAGCCCGTAAGGCAGGATTCACCAGCGCAGAAACCAAGGGTGGTGCGGCTCTGATGTATCGCAACCCTATGGGTAAGAAGATGGCCTCTGGTGGTACTGCATCCAGCCGTGCTGATGGCATTGCTCAACGGGGTAAGACCCGTGGGAAGATGTGCTGATGTTGCCCAGCCGTGGAATGGGGGACATTAACCCCTCCAAGATGCCCGGTGGCAAGCGCAAGAAGCGCCGGGACGATACCGACTTTACTCAATATAAAGACGGTGGAACGGTTAATGCCGCAGGCAATTACACCAAACCCGGTCTTCGCAAGAAGATCGTGTCCAAGGTAAAGGCGGCGGCAACCCAAGGCACGGGCGCAGGCCAATGGTCAGCCCGTAAAGCACAACTTGTCGCCAAGAAATACAAGGCGGCTGGAGGAGGTTATCGTGATTAAAGGACATATGGGTGATTGCGCCGTGATGGAAGAAGGCCCCTGCACTTGTGGCACGGACGAAATTTTAGAAGAGTTGGCACTTGAAGATGCTGGTTTGACCGCTGAAGACTTTGAATGAAAGCGCCACAGACTTCCTTAAAAAACTGGGGTGACCAGAAATGGCGCACCAAGTCGGGGAAGCCTTCGTCAAAAACAGGCGAGAGGTATCTTCCCGAAGCGGCAATCAAGTCTTTGTCTTCTGCTGAGTATGCAGCAACTACCAAGGCCAAGCGGCAAGGTAAAGCGGCAGGTAAACAGTTTGTGGCTCAACCCAAGGGTATAGCAAAGAAAACGGCAGGATTTAGATGACAACCACCGGGACATCAATATTCGACATGGACTTCACGGAGATAGCCGAGGAGTCTTGGGAGCGTGCGGGTCGGGAAATGAGGTCTGGCTATGATCTCAGGACGGCACGCCGCTCCATGAATTTGATGACCATCGAATGGCAAAACCGTGGTTTAAACATGTGGACAATCGAGCAAGGCTCCTTTGTGCTTACCGCTGGTTTAAACACATACGCCCTGCCAGATGACACCATTGATCTTTTGGAGCATGTGATCCGCACGGGTCAGAACTCAACGACCAATCAGGCTGACCTGACAATCACCCGCATAAGCGTTAGCACCTATGCCACGATCCCCAACAAGCTTACCCAGGCCAGACCTATCCAGGTTCTGATTCAGCGCAATTCAGGTCAAACTGGGGCGACTGCATTGGCCTTAGACGGTGCGCTTACCAGCACGGCCACCAGCATTACCTTGGATTCAGTCCTGGGTTTGGCGGCGGCTGGGTTCATCAAGCTGGACAATGAGGTCATCTACTACAACTACATCTCTGGCAACGTCCTGGGCAACTGCTTCCGGGCACAGGCCAATACCACTGCGGCCAGCCATGTGGATGGGACGCTTGTATATGTCCCGCAACTTCCCGCTGTTACGGTGTGGCCCACCCCCGATGACACCACCACCTACACATTTGTGTACTGGCGCATGCGTAGGGTGCAGGATGCAGGGGCTGGTGTAGAGACTGCTGACATGAATTTCCGTTTCCTGCCGTGCGTGGTGTCTGGGTTGGCCTACTACATCGCCATGAAGGTTCCTGAATTGCAGGGGCGCATGGATATGCTGAAGGCGGCCTACGATGAGCAGTTCAATCTGGCGGCAGGGGAAGACCATGAGAAAGCCGCTTTGCGGTTGGTTCCCCGTCAGTCATTTATTGGATCTGGTGGCACATAATGGGCAACAGGTTTGCGTCAGGTAAATACTCAATTGCCGAGTGTGACCGGTGTGGTCAGCGGTACAAGCTGAAGCAGCTTAAATTTGAGGTTATCAAGACCAAGCTGTATCAACTGAAGGTTTGTGATGAGTGCTGGGATCCAGATCAGCCGCAGCTTCAATTGGGCATGTACCCGGTTGATGATCCGCAGGCCGTGATGCAACCCCGCCCGGACACAACGTATGTAACATCAGGTGTAAACGTGGGTGGTTATCCATCTGGTGGTTCCCGAGACATTCAGTGGGGTTGGAGTCCTGTAGGGGGTTCCAGTTTCTTTGACGTAGAACTCACGCCAAACTACTTGGTTGGAACGACAAGTGTTGGTACAGTATCAATCAGCGTAACTTAGGAGCAGACATGGACAAGAAAGACACAGCACAAGACAAGGCAATGATTAAAAAAGCCTTTTCACAGCACGATGCCCAAAAACACAAGGGCGGCAAGGGCACTACCTTGAAACTTAAAAAAGGTGGCCCTACCAGCATGGATCGTAAGACGTATGGGAAGAACCTTTCCCGTGCAATGAACCAGAAATCTGGGAGCAAATAATGGGTAAATACAGCAAAAAGGTAATGGGCAAAGAAGTTGGTGATGCCAGCGTCTATGCAGAACCCCACACCATGGACGGGAAGAAGGCCGGTATCTCCAGCAACCCTGGTAAAGGGCCAAGCGGGAGCGAGGCTGTGAATGTAAACATGTCGGTCGGGAACATCAACCGCAGTGGGTATTCTGAGCCTAAATCCAGTGGCATCAAGATCCGTGGGACGGGAGCCGCCACCAAGGGTGTAATGGCTAGAGGGCCAATGGCCTGAGGTTTATATGGCAATGACTTATGCCCAGCTTGTAGTCGCTGTCAGCGATTATTGTGAAAACACGTTCGACACCACGGACATGAACACAATGATCAAGCAGGCCGAACAGCGTATATACAACACTGTCCAGATTGCAAATCTCCGCAAGAATGTGACGGGGACTATCACGTCTGGCAATAAGTATTTGGCATGTCCTGATGATTTTTTGTCTGTGTACAGCCTTGCTGTGTATCCGTACAACAGCACAACCGCTACCGGTGCATCGGGGGCAAAGACCATTGTTGTTGCCTCGACCACTGGTATCGCCGTTGGGCAACAGGTGACTGGCTCTGGGATCGGAGCCAATGCCACGGTTCGGGGCATATCCGGGACAACGATTACCCTGTCCGTGGTAAATAGCGGGACAGTGTCCGGGCCTATTGTGTTTCAAGGCGATTACCTGTACCTGCTGAACAAGGACGTTAACTTCATCCGTGAAGCCTACCCCTTGTCGGCTTTCTCGTCTGAGCCAAAGCATTACGCCATCTTTGGCCCTCAATCTGCAAACGTCAATGAGTTGACGTTCATTGTTGGCCCAACCCCAAACAGCACATACAGTGCTGAGTTGCATTATTACTACTACCCAGAATCCATCGTGACTGCGTCAACCACATGGCTGGGCGACAACTTTGATTCTGCGCTGTTGTATGGGACTTTGTGCGAGGCTCTGACCTACATGAAGGGTGAGCCTGACATGGTCAAGCTGGTCAATGATCGGTACGTTCAGTCAATTGCTCTGCTCAAGAACTTGGGTGACGGCAAACAGCGTCAGGATGCTTACCGTGATGGTCAGGTTAGGGTTCAGGTAAGTTAATGTCAATTGTCCAAACCCAAACCACCAGCTTCAAAGCGGAGCTTTATCAGGGCATCCATGACTTGACCACGGATGTGATCAAGATCGCCTTGTACACGGCCAATGCAAATTTAAACGAAGACACCACCGTTTACAGCAGTGTGAATGAGGTAGCAGCCACGGGCACTTATGTGGCTGGTGGGGCAACAATGACCGGGATTACCATCAGCACATCCGGATACACGGCCTATGTAAACTTTGCCAATGTATCTTGGACGGGTGTAATCACGGCCCGGTGTGCTTTGATCTACAACTCAAGCGTAAAGGCGGGGTTGAGTGGCAGGTCAATAGCTGTGCTGGACTTTGGGTCTGACAAAACATCGGCCACCACGTTCTTAATCACGATGCCAGCCAACACATCAACCACAGCATTGATCAGGAGTTCAAATTGATAGTTACAACCACCAAAGGCGATATGGACGATTCCTTGCTTGAGAAGCGGGAAGGAACCGTGGACAATGACAATGAACTAACCACTTGGGTTGAGTATTGGCTGGAGGGCGAACTTGTACATCGTTCTGTTCATGTCCAGTTGAAGAAAATGCCGGTATTTGCTGGCGCTGAAGCCGCATCAATAGGTTAAAGGAAACAAAATGGCAAACACACAAGCAATGACCACCTCGTTCTTGGGCGAGGTTCTGACTGCAACTCACAATTTTGGCACTGCACCAATTCGTGCGGCCACTACGGCTGACACGTTTAAAGCGGCCCTGTACTTGGCATCGGCAACGATCAATGCCTCCACCACGGCATATTCGTCCACGGGCGAGGTGTCTGGCACGGGTTACTCTGCTGGCGGCGTGACGGTGACCAATGCCACCGCTCCGCTGACATCGAACACCTCGACAACCGCAGGAACGGCGTATTGGACTCCTTCGGCATCGATCACCTACACCACGGTGACTTTGACCACGGCGTTTGATGCAGTGTTAATCTATAACTCAACACAGAGTGACAAGGCGGTCAGTGTTCACACCTTTGGTTCCCAGACGATCACGGCTGGAACCTTCACCCTGACGATGCCCTCCAACACGACTTCGACTGCTCTGTTGCGCTTGGCTACCACCTAAGGGGGTAGGCCATGTCTCTTGGGTGGGGTGATGGCACATGGGGGAGTAACGGTTGGGGCGGTACTCTTGACATAACAGGCAATACCGCCACGGGTGCGGTAGGGTCTGTCACATCAAACCTCATCATTGCGCTCACGGGCGTATCAGCCTCTGGCGCAGTTGGGACAATGGCTCCCAGCACCTCAGAGGGTGAAGATGGCGATATTGCGTTTGGCGAGGTCGGCAGTGTAGGGGTGGCCCTATCAGTTGCCCTGACGGGCGTTTCTGCGGCTGGTGCGGTTGGGACTGTTGACCATAGCAAGGATGTTACCCTGACGGGCAATCTGGCCTCTGGGTCGGTTGGGTCAGTTACAACCTCACGGTCGGTAGCACTCACAGGTGTTGAGGCATCAGGGGCTGTAGGAACCGTAATTGGGGACAAGGCAACAGCCTTGACCGGAGTTTCTGCAAGCGGGGCAGTTGGCACAGTTGTTCAAAGCGCATCGGTTGCATTGACCGGGAACTTGGCGTTTGGCTCTCCCGGTGGTGTCATTGTCCCACTGAACAGCAACCAAGCGGATGGATCGGTCGGCACAGTTGTTAAAGAGGTGTCTATCGCCCTCACGGGTGTAAACGCATCAGGCTCCGTTGGAACGATGTCGGTGGCCGACAGGATACTGGCCCTGACAGGTGTAAACGCAACAGGATCAGTGGGGGACGTGATTGCCGTCTATTGGAAACCTATAGATGACACACAGACCCCTTCGTGGCAAAATATCAGCAACCCGCAGACTCCCGGATGGTCGGACGTTTCAAATGAACAGGCCGTCACCTGGGAAGAAGTCGTAACTTGAGGTTTAAACATGACTACAGCATACACACCACTCTTGGGCTTGGCCCTCCCTGTCACGGGAGAACTGAGCGGGACATGGGGCGATACAGTCAACAACAGCATCACATCGTTGCTGGAATCTGCAATCGCCGGGACAACGACCCTCTCCACGGACGCAGATGTAACCCTGTCTAATAATGACGGGACAGCAGACACATCCCGACAGGCCATTTTGCTTTGGACGGCAGGCGGGACGGTTACCAGAAACATCACGGCCCCGGCACAGTCCAAGATTTACACCGTTATCAATGCAAGCTCAAGCACCCAATCGATTGTGCTTCGTGGAGCAGGCCCAACCACTGGTGTGACGATTGTCAAGGGTGAATCAGCCGTTTGCGCATGGAACGGGTCAGACTTCATCAAGATCAGCAACACATCTGGTGCGGGTGTATTTACCACTTTGTCGGTATCCGGTGCGGTCACCTTGTCAGGTGGCACAGCCAATGGCGTTGCCTATCTCAACGGCTCCAAAGTCCTGACCACTGGGTCTGCGCTTACTTTTGATGGTACGAAGTTTACGGTTGGTATTGGCA